CAAAATGCAGAATACTATCAAGTATATAAATCTTATGGTGCTATTTATAATGGCGATTTCTTATTTGCTCGCCCTTTAGAAACAGTAATGGGCGATGAAGAATATGCATCTGGCGAAACTGACGATACAAGTCGTGAATTCGTTAAGATGATGAAACCAGGCTTTGGTTATGCGACTACTTTAAAATTTAGCGAAGGTAAAACTGGTTATTTAAAAACTGTCGAGCTTTGCTTAAAAGCTTACGGTAATCCAGGTCCAGTTAATTGTTATCTAATCGACGCACGAGATGTCGATTTATTTAAAAACGGTCAACAAGCTGAAGCTGCTTATAAGTCTTCTCAAGCTAATAAAGACGATAAGTTTAAATTCTTTGCTAAGACTCAACCTAAAGCAGTTAGTGCGACTGTTGAACGTCAGTATGTAAAATTCAGTTTCCAACAAGATGGTAAATATCCGATTATCCCGGATAATTACTACCAAGATCCTACACGTTACTGTTTAATCGTAGAATTCATGGAAGTTAATACAGATAATTATTATGAAATTGAATTGATTAATCATAATAAATCCGATCTTCAATTAAATAATATCTTCTATGATTATGAACGCAAATCCGATGTTGCTGTTGCTCATGCATTAACAGAAACAGACGAAACCAAAAAACGTGATCTTTATTTCCAATTTAAAACTCAACAAAAATTAACTAATCAACCTAGTCCTGTAAACGAAGGTTTATATTCTGCACATATCTACAATCGCAGATTGCAACGTGCTTCTAAAGCTCGTATTGAATTGAGAATTAAACGCGAAGGCTTATATGAAGCTAGTACTTTAAGTTCTCCATCTTTGTTTACGACTGAAGCAATTACCTTGAAAAGAAGTCCAAAAAATGGTACAATTAATTCAGTACATGAATTAGGTTTAAAAACTGAAATTAATAAACCAATGGAATTGCGTCGTGGTGATCCTTCCGATATTTCTATGCCGGTCGATGTTATCATCGGTGAAAACATCACAAAGGTAAAAGGTTTCAATACGGAATCTATGACGACAATTAGTCCAGTATTGGTTAACGATAATGATCCTGTTTATCGTGTCGGCTATGTCGTAGCTATTAAAGCACGTGAATATAAATTCAAAGACGGTATCATTACTAAAGGTCAGTTTAAACGATTCATTGTTCCGCTTACTGAAGTCGTTAAAGACGTTCATTCTTATATGGACGGCGTTAGCGATCGTTTGATCTTTGAAACACCTTTATATGAAGAAGGACAAGAAGTCGTAGATTATAACGATTTCGAAGTTCAAGTATATTGGGAAAATCCTGAATTAAGTGATAGCTCTATCACGAAACAAGAACAAATGGGTTCCCTAAAAGAAATTACAGTAAGCTTTGCTTCTGATTTCGAATAACGAACTGTTATAGCCGGGGGCGAAAGCTCTCGGCTTTTTTATTTTAAAGGATTGACTATGATTACCGATCATAAAGATTTTTTAGAACAACTTAACGTAATCAAACAAGGGATTACTATTCCGGCATACGATATTTCTAAGATTATGGATTCTGAAGAATATAATAATTATTATGCCGATATCGAAAAATCTCTTAATGATTTAACTGGAATGATACGATCGTTAGAAGATTGCAATCAATATATGGTTACATATGTTAACGATATAGTCGATAAGAAATACAAAGAATTGAGCGATAAATTAATTGCGTTAGAAAATAATTATTCTTTATATCAAAATAAAAATTTTATTTCTTATTCTCCAGATTTCGACGATACAAAAGTTGTTTATGACCGAGATGGCACTCAGATATCTCAAGTCGATTATGTCGTTCAACAAGAAGGCAAAATAGATTTATTTAAAAATATCTCTTCGACAAAAGCTTATTCTGTTAATATAGATAAAGATCATGGATCTGCAGTTATATCTTTTGAACGTAATATGATTACAGAGTTAAATAAAAAGACTGCTACATTTATGATTAAATTAAGCGAGCCAATTATGTTAAATTATATATCTTGTGATTTAGTAAATTGTACTGGCTCATTTACGATTAATAATAGTATTAATCAATATTCTTTTAACTCTTATTTTGATCCGCAAGAAATATCTTTAATTGTTATTACTTTGAATTCTAGTAATCCTGAAGTTAAGCAGAAGAAGGTATTATATGCAAAATCTAAAGGATTTATGGACAACGCTTATGCTGGAATTGCCTACTTTGATAAAGGTAGTGAAAAGACAGAAGAAGAGCATATGGCTAAAATTTATTACGAAAATGATGTCACGAAATATATAGGTGAAGCTAATGGCAGAAGAAACAAAGATAAGTCGATCTCTAACCGTTAAAGATATCGGTATCGTACTCGACGATAAAGATACGATTAGTACAACTGCTCGACCAATTCCTCGACGTGACGAGATTAAAAATATTCAATTAGATTCTACTGTCGTTTCTTATGATTTTGGTATAAATAATATTAAATTCTCTTATAACAACGCGACTAGCGTAAGCGGGATTATTTCTAAATTTATTACGATAGAGAATTGTGATTATGTAACACTTATAACGTCGTTAAAAGAACAGTCTAAAGATGAACAATATTCTTTAGAATTTTATTTGTTAGATAATAACAAAGAAGTTCCGATTCTTCCGTATAATCAAACTCAAGTATTATATGAGAAGTTATTTTATAATCTCGAAACTCGATTTAAAATTAATAAGAATTATCAGATTACGATTCACGAAAAAACAAAAGACGGTTTAGTGTTATACAATACATATGCTAATTATGACGAGTATCTTGCCGGCATTAACTCTTTAAACAATATTCTTAAAGAAAAATCCAAGGAATTGGTTATTAGTTATGTACCGTTCGACGCTAAAAGAATTAAGCCGATCGATAATCGTATTGCCGTAAAACTAATTAAAAGAATTTATTTTGGAAAGAATCCGGTTAAGATAGATAATATTATCGTTAATGCTCATGGAGGAAAATTAAATTGGAAGATTTAAAAAATACGACCGTTAAAAATGCGTACCTTCAAGCATTAGCCGATGAGGGGTTCATGGATAAGTTTAAAGAAAAAAGCTTGCAAGATTCCAGGACTCCATTATTTAAACCTAATTATCTTAGCGAAGAAGATGAGCCTAAATATACCGAAGTACATCAGAATACGTTAGAATCTATTTTCGATATTATGAATTTAAGTTTTAATTGTATCGATTCTGCGTACGATATCGAAAACTTATTATCCGAGGTTGATTTAAAGATTGCTTCTATTCAAGAAAAGATAGATGCCGAAGATGAACGCGTAAAAGATATTAATATGATATGCGGTAATATCTCCGATTTTAATTCTATTATTCCGATTACGTCTGGGCATTTTTCTATTAAATCTAATTTATATCAATATAGAAATTGTATTACTTCAAGTAAAACTTACGAAAAAGATATTCCGATTAAAATCGTAAATATTAACGGCAACGGTTATTCTGGTAATGAATATGTAATCTCGGATCAATACAATGTGCTACAAAAAGAACTGTTTGATACATCCCTGACGGAAAACGTTTTTGACGGCGTTAGAAATAGTGCTTGGGAATACAGCCGATTATTTAGTTATGATGCCGTTAATAAAAGTGATTTAATTAATATCGACGATATACCGGCTACCGTTCAAATTACGTTAGAGTCTCAATCTGAAGATGGTTTTAACGAACTTGTGTTCGACGATGATGCAACTACACATATCATCAAGATTGAAGTTTCCGATAATAACGTAGAATGGCGTACAGTATTTAATGGCGACATTCAGCCGAATAAACAAGATCATAGCTATTCTGACTTTACGTATATCTATGGTAGTGGTACATTAGTATTTCCGGTTACTCAGCTATTAAGAATTACGATGTATAGCAATGCTGTCGATTCTAAAAAGATAAAGATTAACGATCAAATAAAAGATGGCGTATACCGTAAATTTGTTCGTATCGATGCAATGCAAGCTCGGCGCAATTCCTTTAAAGAGGGTTCTGGTACTACTCAAAATATTATAACTTCTGGTAAGGCAGTATGTGCCGGTATATTCTGTAATGAATATATTCCGGATTTTATACAAGATGCTTTACGTCAAGATATTCAATATCAACTAATCGTTAACGGTGTCGCACATAACGTTGTTCCTGTTAACAGCGAAAAAAAAGGAATTAAGTTAGTTAAGTATTCTAAAAATCCTATTAAAGAAAAATATGTTGAGTATATCGATGAGCCAATTACGACTCTTCAGATTGCTATGATCGTGCCGACTGCTTACGATTATTCTCCATATATCGCTAATTTAAAATTATGTTTAGGAAAGCAGGTATCTAATGTATAAAGATCAGATCTATAAATTAGAATATTATCGCCAACGATTAATCGATCAAGCATTAAAATCTGGCGAGTACATTAGCGATAGTGCTTTAGAATCTGCCTTAGAAGAATATGATATACAATTAGCATTATTTAAACATCGTTATATTCAAGAAGGTTCTAAACTAAATGTGAACGAATTTAATAATGAATTATATGTTTTATATAATGATTTATTAATACTATATAGGACCGTTTATGAATTAACTGTCGAGAAATTTAATAATACCAAAGATTTGGTAAATATTAAATTAAGTAATTTAGAGCGCATTGCGAATCAATATTATAATCGATCCAAATTAGAAACAATCGCTATCTTTGGCGATACATTAGTTTTCCAATCTAATAACTTCGATATGAAGAATAAAGATGGTAAGACTTACGTTAAGTTGCCAACATTTACGACATATGCTGGGTCTACGTTAGCTTTCTTAGCCAATCTAGAAGATAATAATGCGAACGTAGTTTTAGAATTATCGCCAACAGAAAATATTCTTAACTACGAATCTAATGAATCGTTATATCAAGTTCCAGGTGAGCCTACGACTAAAACAGAATTTTTCTCGTTAGACTCCGGTAATAAATATTTTGGTAGCTATCAGTTACCACAAAAATTTGAAGATACGTATAAGTCTCAGTATTATTTGTATTCTGGCCATAACATGATTAAAGTCGATAATCAATGTATAGAATTAAATCAATATAATAACGTTCAGAATCCTTTCGAACACGATGTAGAATTTTATATCTATAAAGGTACACATATCGATTTCAGCTTTACGTTGGATCCTATTAAAACTAATATTAACAATCATTTAGTAACGATTACCGATAAAGTGCAATATTTTAAATTTAGAATGCCGCCTTATGGACAAGTATCTTTTAATACTGATGGCATAGTTTTTGCGGCTGTCGACAACTGTATTATAAAAGACAATCATATTTATTCTAGAACATTCTATAACGGCGCTTATGATAATATGTTAGAAATTATTACTTACGATAAAGAAGTTAATTATGATAATCCAGTAGCCGTAATTGAAAATCCGTCTGGCAATACTCTTAAAATTAATTCTTTAGCGATTAAACAGAATAGGTATAACGAATATGATCAAGTATAATATACGATTTAATGGATCATGGGAGTATGATAAGTTCGTTTTAAATTATTATAATTTGGCTAACGAAATTAAATTGCTCAAAGAAAAATTGTTAAAACTAGAATCCCAAAATGAATCCATAAATGATACGTATAAAAAATTAGTCGAATCTAATATTTTAGCTAAAACGTATCGTCAATATTCTAATTTCTATTGAGGTATAACATGGAAATAAAAAATACGTCTAAGTATTTTACTGAACTTGTTGAATCAATGCAACAAGAATATAACGATTTAGAAACATCGATTATCAAACAACATAATTCTTATGATAAGAAGCTCGAGATTATGAATGCTGTATTAGAATATAGTAATTATTTAAATAATCAAATGTCTCGCTATATCGATTCTCTTAAGGATGGCAACCGCATCAACGAAACTATTTTCGACGGTGAAACAGTATTAAAAAAGAATATCTATAATGCCAATAAGATTTTATTTGCCGATACAAATAAAGTATTAGAAGCTAATTCTAATTATGAGAAATATGGTAATTGTATCCACCCTAAAATTGTCGGTAATTTAGATAATTTACTTAACTTTAATTCTGCTGCTGGTTATATCTTTAAAAATTCAGCAACAGTTTCTATAAACGAAGAAGTTAAAGAAGAATATATCGACGTATTAAAACATGATACAATCTTAAATAAGATGCCGACATTTTCTCAATATTCTTCCGATACTGTTACACTAACAATCGAGTTTCCCGATAATCCTATTGTTGGTTCTGCGACTTGTAACGCTATCGAAATTTCTCCGTTCTTAGCGGGCGCGTCTATTTTAAAAAATATTACGATTATTACGACACCAGGTACTCAATTAAGTAATAAAGCTATCGTTATCGATTATGATCAACCATTAGAAGATACACGAATCTTATTCGATAATACATATAGTATTAAAACGATGGTTCTTAATTTCAAACTAACGTTCGTAAATAATCTTGGTATGTATCCATTCGGATTACGCCATATTTATTTATATAATGCGAACTTCGATACGAAGAATAGTAATATCGTAATCAAGAACGAATATAAAAATTTAATTAAGTATATTAACGATAATATTGTTATATCTGATCAAACTGCCGATGAAGTCGGTAATCGATATAGTAAACATAGTACGACTTGCAGCGAAATGGATATTAAATTGTATAGTTATTTATCTAACGGTAATTTATTGTATCCGATCGAAACGCATGCTCGGGATATCGTTAATCAGATTTCTCGAAATACAAAAGTATTCTATGCCGACATTCCGGTTAAAAAAGCAATGTATAGTATAGAATTTTTAAAGGTTCGGACTTAGTGTCCGGGCCTTTTCTTTTTCGGATTCTTATGCTATAATAACTCATGAAGGTATTATTTTTAATCGGAGGATATTTTATGGTTAGTGGATTATGGTACGAAGAAAATATATTAGGCCATACGACAGATAAAACGTATGTTACACAATATACAATAGATTACTTATACGATAATTTTTACAGTACAAACGATATCGTAAAAATTTTGTCCACGTTTCGTAAAGAATTTATTAAATATTGTGATCTGCCATCTTCTCTTTGGAACGGACTCGTTAAAAGAGATACTTATTATTTTCATCCAGAATTACAAATTTTATCACGACCACCTAAGCTTAATATCGGACTCGATATTCAAGTCGAAGAAGTTAAGTTTTTTAAGGAAATGAAAATTTCTTATACGAAAGAACAATTGTTATCCTATTATTATAAAAAAACTAATTCTTTAACGATACGGGATGCAAAACGAGATGTCGGTGCTATCGATTATTTATTAAATCGATATAATCGTCAACTTATGGATTCATTAGATATTCTGCTTTATCTAATCGATGATCATGCACACGAAGTTAGTTCTTTACTTAACTTAACTAATTACGAAATAGATACACTTGAGAAAGTCGAATCTATTTATTGGGATAACCATAGAGCTGGTTTAGATAAAGTTTTCTACAGATGGAGTTAAAAATGAGTATTGATTTTTATAAAGAGTCTTTAGCGACCTATGAAGAATATGAAATAGAAAGCGAAAAAGACGAAGAAGAAGGTTATGATACGGTTAGATTCCCTTCGTTTAATAAGAATCTAAGCGGTCTAACAAAAGGTTTGTATATTTTTGCCGGTGAATCTAATGGCGGTAAAACAGCTATTATGTCTAATCTATTAAAAGATTTAGGGACTAATCCTAAGAATAACCTATTAGCTATTTACTATACATTAGACGATACTGTCGGAGAAGTTATTCCTCGTATTATTGCGATGGACCAACAAATTCCGATCGCGATTGCCGGTAAACCAAAACGCTACCAAAAAATATCATCGATTATTCCTCGATGCCCTGAAGAAGAAGAATATTTCGCAAGAATTAAAGCTCAACTTCAACGTCGAAAAGACGGCATCCAACTATTAAAGGAACAGAGCCATCAATTTATGATGACCGACGGAACTCGAGTTCAATCTTTTGAAGATATTTGTGAACACGCAAAACGAGCTCAAGAATTTGTCAAATCGGTAAATCCGGAAAATAATATCATTATCGGTATTGACTCCTTATCTGACTTGCGGTTTAAAAATAGAACGTTTAATAAACCGCAAGAACGTCATGAAGCTTTATCTGAAGAACTTAAAAAATTAGCTAATGTCGATTTACAGGTTCCGGTATTTGGCACGGCACATTTAAGAAAATTAAATCATAATGGTCGTCCATCACTTGACGATCTTAAGGAGTCAGTACGATATCAATACGATGCAAGTGTCGTATTCCTTGTTCACAACGATGTGAGCAAAAATAAAAATAATGCTAAAGTATTTTATAACAGAGAAGGCTATGCCGATATTCAGCCTGTTATAGAATTAGACTGGGCTAAGAATAAACGAAGCGAATTTAAAGGTAGAAGTTTCTTCTACTTTGTACCTGAGTTTTCTTATGCTACAGAAGCTAATCAACAAGATACTGAGCGTTTTAATAATATCATTCGAGGTTAAAAATGACTATTTACGAAAAAGTGTACGAAGCATTTTCTGAAAGTATTTTATATGACTATCCAGCATCTACTCAAGAAAAAGAAGATTTTTTAGGTGTCTGGACAACGGTTATTAAAGGTTTAACTAATGAACGTTTTACTACAGCTCCTGTAGTATTCGACGTTCTTAAATTAACGGCACGATATGTTTCTGCTTTGGTGTTAAATAAAGATAATGAGGTTGAAGATAAGCTTAGTATATTTAAAGTACGTGATTATTTAAATACGGCTCTTGATCTATATTTAACTGAAGAAGAATATAATGAAGGCAAATCTTTAATTGAAGATCTTAAATTAAAAATTGCTCAATCTGCAGAATCTGTATTGGGTCAGAAAACTGAAATTCCTCAATTGCGACCTAATCTTAATACTCCTGATGCTCTATTTGCTGAATCTTATGAAGTAGCTCGTTGCATTACTAAGTTGTATGAAAATAACTAACGAACAGTTCCTCGACTATCTTGATAGTCCTTGGTACTATAATATAAAATATAATACTCCAATACCGACAGACGAGCGTACCTTACGCTCGTTTTTGCATAATATAGCATACGCATTCTTAGGTAGTATTTATCAAAAAGAAATTATCGGCATTCCGGAAATGACTCAAATGTTAGATAATTATTTAAATACTGCCCCTCATCGTATTAACAATAAAGATGTATTAAAAGGTATTAACTACCTTTCTAGTCTTTATGAATACTGTAGTGAAGAACAACTTAATATTATTTCGATCGGTCATTCTCACATATTAGAGTTTGATTCAGGAGAAATTGAAGTTGACATCGGCCCTATTGCATATCGTAACGGAAAATACTTTTTATTCTATCCTGTATTTTCTCATACGTTTTCACAAGAAGAATGTGATAGTAATATTAACTGTACTCTCCACTGGAAAGCAGCATACGATGCGTTCGACTTTCAATTAAGTGGCGTTATGTTTTATTATGCTAAAACTAGAAAAACATTTATTGCATATCGTGACATAAGTTCGATAGAACGCTTAAACTTTATCGCAAATAATGTTTTACGGGGGATCGATCAAAAGATATTCTTCCCGGTACGAGAAGAATCTTCTAAGAGTCGATTTATTCCAGAACTTTCTAGAACGTTTACAGGAAAATAATAATGCCTTACGAAATAGATGGCTGCGTCTATAAGACAAAAGCCTTAAAAGATACTCATATTCTATGGAAAGAATATAAGAAAAAGAAATTAATTAAATCTTTTGAATTACCACAAGTTAAAGATCGAATTAAGAAAAGTCGATATTTTTCTTATAAACCTATTGTCGACGATATTAAATTCGATAGCTTAATGGAAGCTAGTTACTATATTTATTTAAAACAACAACTTAAAGATAAATTAATCGCTAGTTTTGAACGACAAGTTAATTACGAATTGCAACCAAGTTTTAAAAAAAATAAGAAAACGATTCGATCTATTAATTATGTAGCAGACTTTGTCGTAAAGAATTTAGATAAAAGTATTCGTGTCATCGATATTAAAGGTAAGACTACGGTCGACTTTAATCTTAAGAAAAAGATATTCGAATATAAATTCCCCGAATTAACCCTAGAATGTATTCAGTTTCACGATGGACAATGGATGCAACTAGACGACGTTAAAAAATTAAAAAGGAAATCCAAGAAAAAATAATGTCTGAATATAAAGTTCTCGAAGGACAAAAAGAAGCTTGGGAGGAAATTGACGCGATCGTATTAGAGTGTCAGCAAACTAAATGTAACAAAAGAAAAGATGAATTACTCCAAGAATTAATTATTAGATTCGAGCCTTTTATCAATATGTTCTACGATTTATTAGTTAACGAAAAAACATATTTAAATAATAAAGTTTCTCGTGATTTTATCTGCTTGTATATCGCCGATAAAAATTTACGTTTTAAAATCTTTAGGAATACTCGATTATCTAAAACTGAATTCAACGAAGTAAATCGATCTTTATCTTTAATTCGGGATAACTATGGTAAGAATAATGACGTAATGACCGATCTTCATTATGTATTTACTCAAATGGTGTTAACCTATAAGAAGACTAATCGTAGCTTCAATACATTTGTAACGTATGTATTTAAATATCGTTTATTCCATTTCATTTCTAAATTCTTACGTGATAGAATTAATAACGGCTATGATAGAACGGCATTTGAAGAAGTTAACCTTAACGGTTATAATTCAATGCATCATATGAATATCGAAGATCAAGTTACGATCGACGACAACGGAAACTTTAGTGATTCCTGGTTGTCGGGTTTAACTTGTTCTGATGTATTCGACGAACTCAATGAACTTGAACGAAATATTATCGTTAAGATATTCGTTCAGACTAAACGACCTAAAGATATTCAAAAAGAATTAGGTATATCTGAAGCCAAATATAGAAAGCATAGACGACTAGCATTAAGTAAGTTGGAAGCGGCTACAGGATTAAAAACTAAATATTTAAAACCTTTGAAGGCGAGCGAATAATGCTCGCCTTTTTCTCGTTTATATGTTATAATAGTTAGGAAAGGCGGTTACTTATATGATAGATAAAGATAAGTACAGGTTAACGTTAAAAGTTAACGATTTAGTGGCTCAAATATTGGCCCTAAAACAAATTCCATTAGATGTAGCATATAATATTCTATACGACCAAGATAAAATATTAGATATCGATGAGAAAGAACCGATTGTTAATATCGATAAAGCAGCCAAACTCTTAGTACAATGCTTTAAAGAAGGTCGAGATATATATGTATATGCCGACTATGATGTCGATGGAATGACAAGCGGAACAATAATGAAAAAGTTTTTATCAAAGATTGTTCCGACACATAGTGAAGTTTACTTTCCTGAGAGAAGCGATGGTTATGGCTTAAGTGTTAAGTTTATCGAAGACATAAATAAAAAATATGAACGACGAATTAAGCCTCTTATTATGACAGTCGATAACGGTATTACGAAAGTCGAAGAAGTCGAATTATGCAAAAAATATAATATACCGGTATTGATTACCGATCATCATTTACCGCAAGAAATCTTGCCAGATACAATCGTTGTCGATCAGCATATAACCGAAAGCGATCATTGGGCAAAAGCAATATGCGGTGCCGGTATTGCTTATTATTTCTGTAGGGCTATCGAAAATGAATTGGGTTATAATCACTATGAGAGTGACAAATTACTTTATTTAACGGCTATCGGTACGATTGCCGACGTAATGCCATTAAGTAGTTACGTTAATCAAGCTATCGTTCGCAAAGGTTTTAATCAGATTCAAAAGAAACAAATACCGAATACGTTACGAGTATTTTTAGATATGCTCACTAAAGAAGCTATTACGGCCGATCTCGTATCTTGGCAAATCGCTCCTCGATTAAATGCATGTTCTCGATTATTCGATATCGATGCTTCTATTAAATTATTCGACGTAAGCGAAGAACCGATCGAAACATGTAACACTGTTGAAGAATATAATACTCGACGTAAGGAATTAACTAAAGATTTTAGTGAAAGAATTATTAAACAATACGATGAGCAAGACGATGATAGCAAAATCGCTTTAGTCGTTAACGACGAAATACCGGTCGGTATTATCGGTATACTTGCAGGACGACTTCAAGAGTATAGTGGCAAACCTAGTTTTGTCGGCTTATCCGATAGTGAAGTCGTTCATGGTTCTGCTCGAAGTAATACGTATCCATTAGATTGGTTGTTGTTTAATGAACCTTCTGTGGCTTCATATGGCGGCCATGCAGCTGCTTGTGGCTTTGCGATATATAAAGATATGCAAGATGAGTTTAAACTCGCTCTGAGCGCAAAAATCGCATCCTATGTGCCACCTGAAGAAGTTATTATCGAGCCGAAAGAACCTGAATATATCGATCTTACATTATCTGATTTAACAGTAGAGTCCTATAAATCATTTAATTTATTCTCGTTCGATAGTTTAACTTTTGCTAAACCGCAAGTTAGAATATCTGGGTTGAGCGTTCTCGACGTTAAACCTAGCGGCAATAATCCTGACAATATATGTTATACAGTATTCGACGGAAAAACAAAATTAAGTATCTGGGCATGGAGGTTAGGAGATCTCGGAATTAAAGTTGGCGATAGAATTACGATGTGTGGTGATATCGAGAAGAACTTTATGAAGCCTAGATTATATACTTTAAACGTAAAAAGTATATTCAAGGAGGAATAGTAAAATGTTTACGCATTTACATGTACATACATCATATAGCTTTTTAGATGGCTATTGTCATATACCGAAATTAGTGAGTCGTGCTAAAGAACTTGGTATGGAAAGTTTAGCAATTACTGATCATAATCATATGGGCGGTATCTATGAATTTTTACAGGAATGTAAAAAACAAGACATTAAACCTATTTTAGGATATGAAGGATATCAAACATGGGATACGCTTTCATTATCTAAACCTGTTGAAGAACGTTGGGCTGATGCGGCTTTGAAAGCAAAAGAAGCTGGTGATTTAACTGAAAAAGAAGCTGAAGATTTAGCATCTGGTAAAAAAGGTGTTAAAGGTATTAAAGATATTAAAGCTCGTGCAGAAAAACATATGTACGATACAAGACAATATCATTTAATCTTATTAGCTAAAAATCAAACAGGTTTAAATAATTTAATTAAGCTACAAAGTGAATCCGCTAAAGTATGTACATATAACGGACGTTTCCTATTCGATATGCCAATGCTTCGTAAATATAGTGAAGGTGTTATCTGTACGACAGCATGTATTGCAAATATGGTCGCAAGTCGTGTTCGTAAGGACGATTTAGAAAAAGCTGAAGAACTTATTTTAGAATATAAAGATATCTTCGGCGACGACTTTTATCTCGAAGTTCAACCTAATGCATTCGACGATCAAGTTAAAGTAAATAATTTTTATTTAACAATGTCTCAAAAACATAATATTAAACTTGTCGCAACAAGCGATGTTCATTATGTTTTAAAAACTGATAATAGAGATCATGATGTATTGGTGTGTGTCGGTACTGGTACCGATATCTATAATCCTAATCGCATGAAATACGACCATAACTTCTGGCTTAAAAGCGAAGAAGAAATGCAAGACGGGTTTAAATATCTAATCAATACTTCTGAAACTGAAGCAACTGTTGCTCGTGCAAAATATGCTTTATATTTAGAAGCGATGCATAATACTCAAGAAATTGCTAATAAAGTCGGCGAATATAAATTAGGTAGCGATGTACCATTAATGCCGAAATTGCCTGGTGTTAAGAATACAAAACGTAAACTACGCGAATTAGCATATAAAGGTTTATATGAATTAGCAAAACGATATGATTATATTGCTAACGATATTAAGCGATATGAACAACGTTTAGCATACGAACTTAATATTATTAACTATAAAGATTTTGCTGATTATATGCTTATTGTCCGCGAATATATTAACTGGGCTGATAACAATGGCGTAATGACAGGCCCAGGACGTGGATCAGCTGCAGGCAGTCTAGTATTATGGTGTATCGGTATCACAAAAAATATTGATCCAATTAAATATGATTTACTATTCGGTCGTTTTTTGACTATTGATAGAACGGGTTTGCCTGACGTAGACTCAGATTTTAGCTACTTCGGTCGAGATAAAGTTATTGAACATATTAAAGATTTGTACGGTGAAAGTAATGTAGCCCATATTGGTACGTATTCTCAAATGGGTGTTAAATCTGGTTTAAAAGATATTGGTCGAGCACTTAAAATTTCGTTCGATAAGATGAATGCATTATCTAAAATTATCGACGACTTTAAAGACGTTGTTCCGCCTCAACCAAAGTTTAAACATTATGATGCATTAAAAGATGGTAACGAAACAGAAAAATCTTTATATGTTAAATGGCAAAAGCTTGAAGCCGATAATAAAGAATTATTTAGATTGGCTCGTGCATTCGAAGGTCTTAAACGCAACTTCGGTGTTCATGCTTCTGGCATACTAGCAATGCCTTGTCGTGTCGACGACTATTTCCCGACACGTACCGATGCTGACGGTGTAACAATTACATTATTTACCGGTACTGAGTGTGAAGAATTAGGTACAGCTAAACTCGATATTCTCGGCCTTAAAACATTATCCATAATAGAAACAACGTTAAGACATTTAAATAAAGATGTGAAGTGGTTATATGACAGCTTCGATATCGAAGATAAAAAATTATATAAATTATTAGCACAAGCAAAAACAGATTGCGTATTTCAATTAGAATCTGATATGTTTAAAGACATGATGAAGGGAATGAAACCAACTGCTTTTGATGACATTGCAGCTGCCACAGCTTTAGGTCGTCCTGGCCCACTTACTGCAGGTCTTGATAAACAATATATTTCTTGTAAAAATGGCAAATCTGATTTAAAATATCCTATTCATGGTATTGAAAATATCTTAGATAATACATATGGAGTAATTGCATATCAAGAGCAATTAATGCAGATATCTAAACAAGTTTCTGGTTTTGATGATAACCAAGCCGATTCAATTACTAGAAAAATTACGGCAAAGAAAAAGGCTAGCTTAATGCCATTGATGGAACGTTGTCATATTTATGGTAAGAAGAATTGTGAAGGTCCAGAAGGTTGGGAACAAGACGATAATGCGCCTTGGTATGATCCTAAAGGTAAATATGGTCCAGAAATTAAAGGCGCTGTAGCTAATGGATATACTCCAGAGGAAATGAAATATTACTTTGAATACATCTCTGGATTTAGTAGTTATGCATTCAACAAGAGTCATGCTGTAGCTTACTCTTTTACTAGTATGCTTACTACTTGGCTTAAATTATATCATCCAGTAGAATTCTTTGCTGCATATTTATCGATGCAATCTTTAGAAGATTTAGTTCGTTATATTCCATTAGTTAGAAAGGAAGGGATTGACGTTGAAGTTCCAGACATTAATGTTTCAAATCTTGATTTTACTCCTAATGGAAATACTATCTTATTTGGTCTTGGGTCCATTAAGGGCGTGGGTCTATCTTCCATACCTGCCATAATCGAACATCGACCTTATACTTCTTTAGAAGATGCTATGAATAATATCGGCAAGAAAGCATTTAATAAACGTGTCGGTTCAGCTTTAATTAAGTCAGGGGCTTTCTCTAATATAGAATATAATCGTTCTAAACTTATGAATCAGTTCTACGATTTAAGAAAAGATAAAGATGAACGTTTAAATAACGAAGATTATGGAAAGGAACTTATTATGAGCTTCGAAATGGAAACATTAAATTGTCCGGTAACATATACGCCGGAATGGTTCTCTATGGAAGATAAAACAGAAGTAGAAAACGTTAAAGTTAGAATCACCAAGATTGATGAACGCAAAGATAAGTCTGGAAACCTTATGGCTTTCTGCAAAGGCGATGTTGGTGGCGGCGTCGAAATCGATTTAATCGTCTTTAGTTCTATTTATCTAAATAATTTGCCTTATATTAAATATGATGAAACAGTCTATTTATCTGGTAAAAAAGAATCTGATTCTAAGATGATTGTTAAGAAAGTTAGCCTGTCATAGACAGGCTTTCTTTGTAATATAATTCTGTAATCGATGTTATTTAAACCCTATGAAAAGGATAATATAAAATGGCAGATATTAAAGGTAATATCCTTGTCGACAATGGCGCAGGTGGCAAGGATCCGTTTTACGGAAAAACGACGGCCGATCAAGTTATGTTTAGCGATGGTGAAACATTAGAAGAAAAGTTCCGACGTTTAATTGTCGACCATGCTTTACTTTCTGATCGTGCCGGCACTGCAGATAGAAGTGATTTAAGTGAAGATACTCGTAAATTTATGGGCCATCCGATCGAAGACTTCTTGTTGCGCGACGAATTATATGCAGCTATTATAAAAGCTAATGATAATAACGATTGGAAAAATAGTGTTGGTTCTGTAACCGAACTATATACGACATATCCAGATGCAACAGTTGGCAATGTTGTAGCTGTTAACGGTGGAGATACCGCAGGATCTCTCTATCGATTTAATGGAACAGACTGGGAGATTTTAGTAAGAAATGGTAAGAGTGTTCTTCCTAATAATGTTGTCGATAAAATTAATCAAAGCGTTATTATTCAAAAATTAGAATTCGGCACTAATAAATGGATTAAACAAGGTGAAGACAATTATGAATTATCCTTGGATATTCCTAATGTCGAAGTGATTCAGGTCGTAATTTATGACGGTATTAATAAGAAACTTAGTACGATTACTCCTGAATATAATGCAAACAAAGTAATTCTTCATAGTGTATTCCCAGAACGTGGGTATATTCTATACTACACTCAACAAAACGATGTATTGAATTACGGTGATTCTGTATGATTCAAAAATTAAAAGAACTTGTTGGTCTTCGCGAAATTAACGCGAAGATCAACGAATTTGATACTGAGATCGAAGATCTTAAACGTATCTCAGGTACAACGGTTACGAAAGAGACTTTATTAGATTTTATTAAAACTAATAAAAAAGCTATCGAAGACGCTATTCAAGGTCTACAAGATCGACTAAATGGTCTTAGAAATACGATAGCCAATAAATTATCTAACTATTACACTAAGGCTAATAGTAATGATTTATTTGCTTCGTCTTCTACGGCGAATAGTTATTTACGTAAAGATCGTGATGAAACTATTAATAATAATTTTAATGCTAATGGTTATATTAGTTTAAATAATACTAGCGGTCCAATCATTCAATTTGGTAACGGTAGTTGGGAAGTCCGTCCAGGATATTTTAAAATGATTTCTCCGGACGGCAATGTTCCGATTGAAATTAGAAATGGAGTTACTTATATTAACGGTCAAGAAATTGTTACTGGCGTTAGTTATATTTCTCCTGGTGAGTGGGTCGAACTTCCAGGTAGCCGAAATACTCGAAACGTAAATTATTCTAGAGTATACGGTGACGATGCGAATCAAATGTTAATCGTATATCAATATCATGACGGCAATGATAACGGGCATTTATACATCAATCATATATTGATCGAATTAAGTTTAGGTCAGCCTTATTATAAGGATAGTGATTGCACGATTAATTTACAGAATGGCGTTATCAATCTTGATTGGAGTAAAGAAGGATTTAACGGTATTATAAAAGTAGTTTATTATCGATAGGAGTTTTGTATGGCAAAAAGAATGGAAAAATTTTCTGTGTCATATAAAGCGACACAAGAAATTAATAAAATTATAGATAGCTTAAAAGATATTATTAAAGATACTTCTGATAAAACAATTTCGACAAACGACTTTATCAAAGAGTTTAATAAAATTAACTTAATTTATAATAATGCTAGAAAAAGTTTTTCTGAGTCTTTAGAAAATATCAAAAATGGATTTAATGAGACTATTAAGTCTTATTTTAATAAGCAAGAACAAGACGATCGTTATTTAACAAAAGCTAGTTTAAATAATGCAATTTTAAAGAATCAAAATTTAGACTATCAACATAAACTTACAGTTGCTGGCAACAATAAGATTACCGGTCATAAAAATGGCAACACGTTAATGACTCTTAACGGTGTAAAATTAATTATCGATGGTGATTGGCTTAAATTAATTAATCCTGATGGATCTGAGCTATATGCTAAGAATATTAATACTGGTACTCAACGTTCTCTAGGTGAAGATATCTTCCAGCTACGAGAGCGTACTTATATTCCGGCAGCTTGGAACGAAATCCCAAATAGCTCTATTAACAATATAGGTGGAACAGTTCAGTTACCGGCGAAATGGAACGACTTAGTTCTTATTGTCGATAATACATATCACGAAGGTGGTCATGATCTACAAAACGATCATCGTATTGCGCCAGCTTATGTATATATGTGTAGAGCCGAAGTTCCGATTAAATTCTTAACTCCGTATTCTACGGTCGGTGTCGAGGTAACAGCATCTTATGTTAAGTTAACTCAAAAGACTGGTCCTGTATTTACTGGGTATAATCAAAGCCGTAATAACGGCAACATTATGAAGGTGTTATGGCGATGATAGAACATTTAAGAAGTAGAACGACTACGTTTTTACAAGTAAGAAAAATAAATGAAATAATTGATGCCATAAAATCTTTTAGAGATGCCGCTGAAGGAACTGGCGTTAACGGTTTAATTAATCAATATACTAATCGTATTAATCAAATGAAAGATTATTTAACGAATACTGTTCCGACATCTATAGATGATTTATTGGCTTTCATTAATAATAAACTTTCTGGATATTATACAAAACAAGAATCAGATAATAAGTTTTTAAATAAAAATAATGCCGGCGATTATCTTCGTTATGACGATTTAAATCTTAACGGTAATTTAACGATTAATTCCGGAAATCAACCAGCTATCAAATTTAACAAATCTAATGGCGTATTATTTACGATTGACGGTGTCGATATTTCTGTTTGGCCTTTCGTTATTGCAAAAGATAATAACAAATATTTAGAAATAAATAATAATGGTCTCGCTACCGATAAAACTATTATTACTAAAAATAATTATCGTAAATTTGTAAAACTTCCTCAATGGAAAGACGGTAATTCCATTGGAGAATCGAACAAAAATGATTGGCGTGAAGTATATGCATATAACCCATATAAAAATGATTTCCATACAGTATTCTTTATGATCAAAGATGCTTATAAACGAAAATATAATCCATATGAAGTTAGCGATAATTCAAGCCCGATGACAAATATGTCGGTATCGTTTCAAAACTATTATGGCGGCGATAAGAACTATCAAACAATTTCTCGTATCGATCAAAATCCATGGAACTGGAAATTCGAGGTTCATGAGATCTGGCGTCGACGTAAAAAACACCATAGTAGTTATAGCGATTATTGGGAAGGTTTAGGAGGATATATTATTAAATGTCGATAGATATTAATACATTGAGAAGCGAGATTAATAATCTTATTTCTAAAATAAATAGCCTCGAATCAACCGTTATCGATAACGATCAGTATGTTAATGCCTTAGATTTTTACGATAATTTTATTTCGGTAAATGAAACGTTAAATAATTTATCACTCGACACTGTCGATATTGCTGGATCTATATTTTTAAATAATAATAAGATTGGCTCTAACGAAATCTTGGTCGGCAATAAGTCACTTTCATTCGATCAACGATTATCTTATAATAATCGATCCGTTAAAAATAATTATGATATGGCATTACCAGAATATAAAGAATATACTTTATCTAAATTAGAAAAAGGCGATTATTATATTTTAGTTAGCGTAAGCGGATATTCTATTCCGTTAACTATTAATTATTGCGGAAAAGATTTTAAGAATAATCTTATCACGATAAAAGATGGCATTATTACGTCCGATAAGGAATTTAAAATATATAAAAGGTAACATATGATTAGTTTAATACATGATGACTCTGTTAACCTTGCCGACTTACAAAATAAAATTATCGAAATTCAAGATTATTTAAATACTAGAAAAAATGATATAATCGACAATATGGTTTCTCTTAATATCGAGAACTATACGATCGACGATAACCAGTACTATAAAAAAACTAAACGATATGATTATTCAATCGATACTTTGAATACTCAAAAGATTATTGGAAGTATAAATATCGATGAAGATCATATCGAGCTTGGTGGCAGAAAATTGTCCGGTAAATTATATAACGGAACAAAATTATTATCTAAAAATGATAACTCTTATGATTGGGTCGAAATCCCGATTAAAGAAAATATAGATTTATCTCATGCCCATGAAATAAATATTATTTTTAAAAATAATAATAAAGTTTTCAATTTGTTTATCGTAAAAAAATCTGGTACTTATAAAGATGTCGATCAAACAATTATTGTATCTATTCTAGAGAATAACTTAATTATCGATAATGTCGAAAAGGTTTCTAATATTTTTATAAGATAAAAGGATGCTATTCAATGAATGAAATTTCATTAAGTGCTATTAATGATTCACTTATGAGTTTAAATCATAATGTATCTGAAATTATTAATCAAGCGCATACTCAAATTAATGAACATTTAGACCAAAACGGTATTACTTTGAGTAATATAAATAGCGAGTATCTTAATAAAAACCAACGTAACGATAAGATAATGGTTAACAATTTATTCGTAAGAGAATTAAAATTAAACGGTAAAAATATATTTGACGGAGACGTAATCTCTTATGGCTCTAATTCATTATCTTTATCAGATGAATTGTTAGTGAATGATGAGCAGGTATTATTGGAAAATGATACCTGCTCTACTTTATGTTATGAAGGCGTTTATTCTGCATACTTATTAAGCAATAAATCTGAAATCGTTATTTCTGGTTTATATGAAGAATCGAATATCGGTGATTTAATTATTCCGGTATCTATTTTAGAGAAGAACTCGACCACTACTGTTGGTAATGAAAAATTTGCAGTTCTTATTAAATGCACTGATGACGAATGTTCGATTGAACCAGGAAATCAACAGTCAGTTATTACGAACGTAATTATGAGGTAAGAGAATGAAACATTTTATCGATCAAGCCTCGTTAGATGAAACGAGTATTCAGTACCTGGTTTATAAATTAAATGAAGTTATTCGTGTCGTTAATAATAAACCAGATATCCATGATTTAGAATACTGGGCTGATACGTTAAAGCAATTCGAAAAAGATGGTTCTATTAATACTTATACGGATCTAATAGAAGCTCTTAAAAAGAAACCGGACTTTAATCAAGTAAGAGATACTGTTCGTGATGAGTTAACAAAATTTGTCGACCAAATGAATCAACGTATTTATCAACCGACATTAGACCAGTTGTTAAAAATAATTGGCGATGCATTGCAAGAATATATTCATGCACAAGTCGACGATTATTTAAATAAATCTATTGATGATTTGAAAAACAGACTTAGTGCTGAATTAATTTATTGGAATTAAAGGAGATAACATTCTATGTCCAAAAAATTTGTAGGTAAAGCTCATTTTGGTTTATACGATCCAAAACGTGATAAAGGTATTGAAATTGGTGGTTCTGGTAATCAAGGTGGTTCCAGTACTCCAGTCGATAACAAAGCTGTTGAAGACGTAACAAAACAAGCTAGCGCAAACAAAGAAGCATCTGCTGCTAATAAAGTATTAGCCGAAGCTAATAAAGCTGCCGTTGCTAAAGTAGCTGCCGATCTTGCTGCCAAACAAGCACAAGACGTTATTACTTTCTTAAGTAAAGTTGAAGCTGCTGCTCAATATCAACCTAAAGGTGAATATATCACCGATGCTAAAGTAGCTGAAAAAATTACCGAAGCTCAAGGTAAAGCTGACGAAGCTGCTGCTGCTAAATTTGCGACTAAAGCAGAACTCGAAACAGCGACTGGTGGCGTATCTGCTAAAGATCTTAAAACTTTAAAAGATGCTATTGAACTGCTTCGCGATAACCCAGATAGCATTGCAGAAATCGCTAAAAAAGCCGATAAAGATAAAGTATATGATAAAGATGCTATCGATAAGTTAATTAAAAAACTTAACAATAAAGATACCGATCTTGAAAAAGCTATCGCTAAAGCGGCTACTGCTGACGACGTAGTTAAAGCTGCCGAACTTACTGAAAAAGTTAAAGCTATTGTCGATTTAACTCCGTTCGCTAAAACTGCTGAAGTTGAAGCTACATATGCTAAAAAATCTGATTTAGCCGATAAAGCCGATAAAGCTGCTATCGAAACTGAACTTGCTAAAAAAGCTAATGCTAGCGATTTGACTCCTTTGGCTACAAAAGAAGAAGTATCCGCCAAGGCGGACGCTACTGCTCTTGCTACTAAAGCTGATCAAGCAGCATTGGACAACGTTAAAGCAGAAGCCGATGCAAATAAAGCTGCTGTAGCTGCAGAAGCTGCTGAGCGTAAAGCTGCCGATACTCTTAATGATGCTAAAGTAAAAGGTATCTCTGACGATGTATCTAAATTGAAAATTGATGCAGCTCAAGCTAAAGTAGAAAATGAAAAAGCGTTAAACCGCAAGGCGGACCAAGAAGCTGTTAATACTGCTCTCGAAGATAAAGCTAGCAAAGCCGAAGTTGCCGAAGCTAAACAAGCTGCTACCGATGCTGCTAAAGAAGCTGCTAAAGCAAATACTGCTCTCGAAGGCAAAGCTGATGCTGCTGCATTAGAACCATTGGCTACTAAAGAAGCATTAAAAGGCGCAAAAGATGAATTAACTCAAGCTGTTGAAGCTGCTAAAGCTGCAGCTGAAGAAGCTAAAACTGAAGCTAAAACTGGTGAAGCCGTAACTGAAGCTAAGACAAAAGCCGAAGCTGCCGACGCTAAAGCTAAAGAAGTAGAAGCTGCTCTCGTTAATTATGTAACTAAAGCTGTTGCTGATGAAGCATACCAACCTAAAGGTGAATATGCAACTAAAGCTGAAGTTCAAGCTATCGGTTCTTTAGATCCAGCTACTCTTCAATCCTTAAAAGATTTGGCTCAACAATTAGCTGGTCATGCTGATTTAACTGCAGTACTCGATAAGTTAAATAAAGTATTTACTAAAGACGAAGTTAACGAAAAATTGGCGGCAAAAGCCGACGTAACTGCTCTTGCTGAATACGCAGAAAAAGCTGACGTCGAATCTAAACTTGGCGATAAAGCCGATAAAACAAAAGTAGCTGAAGATATCGAAGCTGCTAAAGCTGTTGCCGATGCTGCTGTTCGTGAAGTAAATACGACTGCTCAACAAGCAAAAGCTAAAGCAACTGAAAATGCTGCAGGCCTCGAAGAAGCTAAAACTAAAGTCGAAAAAGCTATCGAAGATCTCGGAAAATTAACGACTAAAGTTAACGACCTTGCTCTTAACGGTGGTACTGGCACAGGCCTTGATGCTCAAGCTGTAGCCGACAAAGTAAAAGAAGTTGTCGATGCTCTCGTAGCTCAAGAAAAATTCGTAGGCGAAGCTAAACTTAACGAAAAACTTGCTGATAAAGCTGATGTTAGTGCATTAACTGCCGTTCAAGCTAAAGCCGATAAAAATGCTTCTGACTTGTTGAGTAAAGCTGATGTATCTGCGTTAGCGGACAAAGCCGATAAAGCTGTATTCGAAGCTAAAGCCAACGAAGTGGATAATAAATTAAATACTTTAGAAACAGCTACTGTTCCTAACTTGATCGACACTAAGCTTACTGCTAAATTAGCTGGTTATCAAGAAAAAGGTGAATACGTAACGAAAGAAGCTGCTGATCGTGATTATCAACCTAAGGGCGAATATGCTACAGCTGCTGCTTTAGAAGAAGTTAAAACTAAAGCTAATGCTAACGAAGCTTTGATTAACGGCCTCGATAAAGATACTTTGGTTCATACTGCCGATCTTGATACATATGCTAAAGCTGCTAAAGTAACAGAAGATATTTCTGCTGCTGTTGCCGGTCTTGGCGATGTATATGTATCGAAGAATGATGCAGATGTATTTGCTAAAAAAGCTGACGTAACGACTGAAATCGGTGCGAAAGCTACTGAACTTAAAAAATATGCCGACGATACATTTGCGACAAAACAACAATTAGATAATGCAACTATTGCTGCTGGCGGTTCTGGCTTGACTCAAACTCAAGTCGAAGGTATTGTCGATAATAAATTGGGCGCTCTTAAAGACGCAGTTCAAACTATTGCTAATATCCAATCCGGTGTTAACGATAATAAATCTTCCGTAGAATCTATTCTTGCTGAATTAGCTAAGAAAGCCACAAAAGATGAAGTAGCTGGTAAAGTATCTACTACTGATTTTGAAGATGCAAAACAAACTCTTAATACAGCTATTGCAGCACAAGAGAATGCATTGGCTGCTGCTAAAACTGCATTAGAAAAAGCTATTAATGATAAGTCTGAAGAAGCTGCTGCTGCTTACCAAACTAAAGTAGAATTTGCAAACTGGGTTCGCGACACATACAGTACAGAAATTGCTCGTATTAAAGACGACATGATGACAGCTAACGAAACAGATGCTGCTATCGATGCAAAACTTGCGACTAACCTTGAAACTCTTAAAGGTATATTCCAACTTAAAGGTAACTACGTTACTAAAGAAGAGTTAACTAAAACTCTTAAAGATGGTTATATCACTAAAGACGAATCCGATCGTTTGTATCAAGGCGTAGGTAACTATGCTACTATCGAATATGTCGACGATCAAATCGGTAAAAACAAATCTAAGATCGATGAAGTGAATACGGCTCTCGCTGGTAAACTTGATTTAACAGCTGCTCAAAACGTATTCCAAGCTCGTGGCGATTACATGACTCGTGGCGATTTAGATAATGTAGCAACTAGCCCTGCATTTACTAACGCTATCAACAATGCTATTACGGCAAAAGCGTTCCTAGATAAAGATACTGCTGATGGCTTATATGCTACTAAAGGTACTTATGTAACAGCTCAAGGCGTAACCGATATTATCGAAGCTGATCCGACTATTGCCGGTAAACAAGATAAATTAACATTCGGTTCTGGTTTATCTTATGACGAAGGTACTAAAACTGTTACAGCTTCTGGCGTAAGTGTTGACTTAACTCCTTATGCTAAGAAAGCTGAATCCGATGCTAAATATGGTCCAAAAGACACTTTAACAGAAGATCAAAAAGGTGTAGTAGAATCTATCCTTCGTGATAAGAACTATGCTACAAATGCAGATCTTGGTAGCTATAGTGCAAGCATGGATACTAATGTTGGTCAATTAAGAGCTAGTATCAATACTTTAAAAGATACTACTGTTCCAGCTATCGATACTCGTGTAACTGCATTAGAAGGCAAAGCTGCTCCTACAGATTTCACTGAAGATCAAAAAACTAAATTAGATGAAATTCTTACTGGCAAAGGCTATGCATCTCATGAAGATATTGACAACGCTAAAGCTGAACTTAAAGGCGAATTAGTTACCGAAGAAGCTGCACAGGCTCTTGTTAATGGTGCTGTTACAACTGCTGAAGGTAAAGTTAATGAAGCTAAAGAAGCGTTGGAAGGCAAAATCACAGAATTGAAAAATACTGTAGATGGAATCCATGCTCCAGATTTAAGTGCTTATGAAACTCAAGCTCAAGCAGAAGCTAAATATTTAAAACTTGAAGATATCGAAACTAAGTTAAAAGAAAAAGGCTTTATCACTCAAGCTGACTTGCAACCTATTCTCGATGCAATTAAAGCATTAAAAGGTGAATAATATATTGCCTTTCCTTAGAGTTCTAAATCTTCTCTCGTCTACACTTTAAGGAAAAGACTATGCAATTATTTAACTTTTTCACATTTTTAAATAATTATGCCCCCGATGCCGTAGAACGCTTAGTTATGTTTTTTTGCATAAGCTTTATCCTTATTATTATCGATACGATAATGAAGTTATTTAGTTTAACAATAATTAAACATAGCTTGTGGCATTACAAAACCATCATAGAAGTGTTCTGGGGTGGTTGGGGACAACAAAAATCAAGCCGCGTGTTTTATCGCGGCTTTGTTTTTAAACTTTTTCAATATTCTTTATTATGCTTATTCGCTTTCGGTATCGATGTAATTAAGATACCGATTACGGTTCATAGTGGATTTGCTCAGTTAGTCGATGCTATTTCTATCATATGCTATTTAGTAGTAATTATGACTGAGTTGTGGAGTTTTAAAGAAAATTATATGTTGATAAAATATAATCAGGATATAATCTCTAAACTCGACGACGCTGTGCTAAATCGATTAGAAGCTGTTTCTCTTGGCGAACTTAAGCTTAAATTGAGGGAAAAGAAAGATGACTAAAATTCTTAGAATGATGTTATTTGAAAATGAACAGTTAAGTTATACGCGTGTCATCTCTTTCTCTTTGTTGCTTTTGTTGATCGGAGTAACTTTATATTTAGTTGCTACCGGTCATAACTGGCAACATTATGAAACACTTGCTAGTTTAACTGGCGGTGGTTCTGCTGCTACTCAAATCGCTAATAAATTTATTAATAGTAAATATAATAGCGAAGTTGGCAGCTACAAGGAAAAAAATGATGCCGAATAAGTATTATTTAAAATGGTTAGTGTTATGTGGAGCAAATTTGCTCTGCATGGCACTATGCTATTTAACGAACTGGTTCGTCGTTTTATTTGCCGATAAATACGGAAATCTTCCTAAGATATTTAAGTTATGGCAAACTTACGATAACTGTTTAGATGTCGCCTGGATGATCTACGAAAACAATGTTCCAAAATTCGCTCAATACGATTTTAATAAACATTATCTATATCATTTTGAAAGCAAAGGCGACGGATATATGATTCCTGGATACGTCGATCTTATCGACGATAACTTTACTCTAAAAGAAAGATTCCAACGATATGTATGTCGTTGTGCTTGGCTATATCGAAATTGCGGATACGGTTTTGCTTATTATATTTTCGGTAAAACTGTAAACCCGTCCGACGTAAAAGTTTGCGTCAGCGAAAAAGATTTCTTTGTAGCTATCGACACTAAAAACAATATTTTCTGTATTAAAGATGATCGCAGATGGTGTCGACTATTTAAAAAAAGTATTTATCTAGGATATAAGTTTATTAGCGCAAATGGAGCAAAACATCCTTTAAGATGTATGCTTGCAAATCGCATTAATTTCTTTAGACGTGTTAAATAATATTGTAATATACTTGCGTTCAATTATTTAACGACGAAAGGAATATAGGCGTGAATAAATTAAAAGTTGAATCTCTTAAGGTCAATATTTTAAATGCTTTGCAATTAAAGACTGCTAAGAGTAATAATAAATATAAAAAAAGCGAGATCTATATTCAAGATCCCGATGAAATGATTCAGAATTTTGAAGATATTCAAAATTTAAAAGAATCTAAACAAAACAAACTTAAAGCCGGTCAATCTATTAGTATTAATAGCGACAATGAAATTAGTGCCGAAATCGATTTAAGTCCTTACTATACGAAGACGCAAACTGCTAAATTATTTATGGGCCGTGACGAAACGTATACTAAAGAGGAGATCGATGAAAGAACAGGTATTAATGGGCTTCTTGCTGGCGATAATATTTCTATATCTGCTGAAGGCGGTCGTACAAAAATCGCTACGACAATTGCGTACAAGCTCAGAGATAAAGCAATGTCTATCGGTAATTCTATTTTGGGTCGTGGTACTTCCGTTGGCGTTAATGCTTCAGCAACTGGTGAAAACAGTGTTGCATTAGGTGCAGATTCGGTTGCTACGCTCGCCAATCAAGTATCTGTCGGCAACGATACGACTAAACGTATTATTAGTAATGTCGCAGACGGAGTCGAAGCTAACGATGCTGTAACGGTAGGGCAGTTAAATAAAAAATTAAGTTCAGCGCTCGATCAACTTAACCGATTAGCTGGTCAATTATATCCAGTTGGTTCTATTTATATGAATATAAATAACGTTGAACCATCTGCTATTTTTGGTGGTAGTTGGGAACGTATGCCTTCTGGTCGTATGTTAGTTAATAGTGGTGACGGCTTTAATCTCGGACAAGTCGGTGGCGAAAAAGAACATCGTCTAACCGAAGATGAATTAGCTTCTCATAGTCATGATGTTAATAATATTAATGGTAATACTACAAGTACAGCAAAATTAGTTGGCAAATTTTCTTCATCTATTAGGCCAAATGGAGACATAACAGATGTTCCATATAGAAATGGTTTTGGAATAGTTTCAAAAGAAAGTGAATATGGAATTCATGCTAAGGATGGTGGAAATTCTTCACCAGGACGAAATTATGTTATTGATGCTTCTCATAATCATACTATCAATTTAAATATAAATATGTTACCATCTGGTAAAAACCAACCTCATAATAACATGCCTCCATATATTGTCGTTAATATGTGGAAACGTATAAGTTAAGGAGATATAAATGCCTGATAATAAAATACAAGATATAGCTAATGAGATTACGGCCTATAAACCGAACACAACTCTTTCTTTAGTTAAAGCTGTTTTAGAGGATCTTAATGCTCCATTTCCTGAAGAAACAAAATTTTATTTAAAAAAGTTATTTGGCAATATTGGTGTTGCTTATGGTACTGATGTAAATATTAATGTCGTTACTGAACAAGACGATAATTATATTTTAACATTTTCTGGGCAACCTTTTAGCTATATTGAAATTAATGATACTGTGTACCGATTTCCTGAATCTGGTTCATTGACTGTAACAGTAAAACAAGATGCAGAAAATCCTTTCCCATATGCTAAAATTTTATGGGTTCCTATGAACAAAAATCTTCCTGAAGGTTACGAAAAACCAGAAGAAAGTAAATACTTAGAAAATTGTTCTAAAGATTTTACTTATCCTATGGTAGATGATAGTGAACACAGAAATAAAAATTATGTTAAAATTGGATATATTTTCTATGAAAATCCATCGGAACTTTTATTCTCTAATAATGTTTCTATATATCCAGATCAAAACGATCCTAGAATTCTTAAAGTTAGTGGATTGCTTCCAAATAAGAAATACGAAATTAACGGTGTAAAATTTACTGCCGATAGCGGCGGTATTGCAACGATTGAAGATGGCGTACGATTAGCGGAAACATTCGATGAATTAAAAAATAGTATCGATATTGTTTCTAATTATAAAGGCAAATTTAAAGATGTCCTTCATTCCACAAGAAATGTTCCGGCTCCTAACGATGGCGCAACAGTACATACTGTGCCTAGTGTTTTTGGACGATATTTCTTTATAAATCAATCACTATTTTCTAGTTCTAATTTTGATTATCTACACCATATTGTTAATCGATATTACGAACCATTAGAAGTTGAATATTTAGGCGAAACTTTCACGATTCCTGTCGGACAAAAATCGATGGAATTTGACGACAAAATACGTGGAAGTATGTTGTCTAAAATTAAACCTGGGACTACCGAGGTAAAAGTAAAAATTAAAAATAACTTCAAATATCCTTGGGTAAAAGAACAACGACATGATCGAAGTAATACAATACTTAGTAAAGATTGTATTCAACAATTATTTAACAATGACGATATTTTTTATCAATGGTATACATTTGATGAATTAAAAGAATTTGGTTTCGATGGCAACAAAGTAAATCTTCAAAAAAACGATTATGGATATAATACTGAAATAAATAAATATGTATATGTTATCGACAATGTTTTTAAAACATTAGAAGAAACTGATGAATCTGGTGCTGTCGACTTAATAAATTCTCAAAATTTACCAAAAAATATTAGTGGATTACAAATTATACCATTTGCTCAAAATAAACAATATACAACAACTTATAATTACAGTATTACTAGCGGTATTAATAAAATTAAATCAGTGAACTCTATTAAAGCATATAAAAAGAATGGATCATATCATCTTATTATAAATTATAATACCGAATCACAAGATAATTTGATATTTAAAATTGGTGAATATAATGATTTTATTGACGATTTCACGATTGAAGCTGCTATTGGTTTTGTGATAAAAGGTGCTTTTTTTGATTCATTATAATATAAGGATAATTTAATATGTCTGAAAACAATCAAATTCAAGAAATTTCTAAATTAATAGCTTCATTATTTTCTCAAGGTTTTAAACCAGAATTTGAGAAATTTTTAGCCGATAAAAACATTCCATTTGCAAATCAAACAGATTTATATATACAACGATTATTTAATAGCGTATTAAATATCCCGAACGTTGAAATTATTTCTTATGATTTTAATGGTTCTGATATTACTGTTAAACTTTCTGGTCCATTTAAATCTTATGTAAATGTTAACGGTAAAGATGCTAATTTTAGCGATGAAGGCATTGCTACTGTTACCGTTAAAAATGCAAAAGTATCTCCTCAGTATGGAATTTTCTTAAATTTATTAATTCAATCTACGCCATTTAAATCTGAAAAAGATTCTTCTTTAGCATTCGATTCTTTTTCTAAAGATGAAAATATTGGCGGCAAAGCGTTCGATCTTTCTTATGAACAAAAAGATAGATTATATAAATTCTTAATTTCTAAAAAAATATATAACGATGATCCATCAAATATTCTTAAGGCAGAAATTTTAAATAATAAAATTATTGTTGAAAATACGGCACCATTCGATATTTATATTAACGATCATAAGATTGAGAAAAAATCTAAAATAGAAATTCCGCTTACTATTAAAGATTTGTTAAATAGTGGAGTTACTTATTCTGGATATATTAATGACTGGGATAATCGACAATTAACAAATGAGACTTATTCAAGTCCTTCAAGTCGTAATTTTGATTCATTGGTAATTCAAAAATTTAATGAATTATTTGATAAGACAAAAGATTATGATCAAGACGGACTTTATTTCGATAAAGATGCTGTTATTAGAGGCTATAATGTATCTAATATTAATCTTAAGAAAAAGCTTGAGTTTAAAAATAATAATCCTATAAAATATTATATCGTTAACCGTTATGGAGTAATAAGTGGTCAAGTAACAAAAGAAGATCTTAAAGATGTCGTTGCATATCAATGTCCATCTACTTTAGAAACGTATTTATATGATTCTACCGGTAAAAAGAAATTTATTTATAATGGTTCTGTTGAAGATGGTATTATTATTTTTGATGTAGGTGAATAATTTATATGACATACGAAGAACAATTAAAACAAGTCCGTGATAACGTAGTTAAAGATATTTATCCGACTATTCAACAACAAGGTTCTTCGAATACTATGATTACTTTACATTGGACAGCTGGTCATTACGACCAGTTGTTCGATGATTATCATATGTGTATCGATGGATCTGGTAACGTACATATAATGCAAGATTTAGATAATAGAGCTAGTCATTGCTATCGTGAAAATACAAACAACTTTGGTATTTCGGCTTGCTCTAATTATGGTTCTGAATTAAATGGTGACGGCTTCACTGGTTATTCGACTTACATACCAGGTGCAGAACCAGTTAATGCATTACAACTCGAAGCAATGGCGACTATCGTCTATTTATGTTGCGTATCTTGGGGCTTACCGTTAAGCCAAGTATTTACTCATGGTGAACGTTGCTTAGCACGTCAAGACTTATACGACTATCCGGCAGAACGTTGGGATCTTGATATCCTTGTACCAGAATGCCATACTCGTACTGAAGATGGTTTACATACTGCTGGTGGTAATTGGATTCGTAACCGTGCTCGTGAAATCGCTAAGATGAACGGAATTAGTTATTTGTAATAAGGAGACACTATGTCTATTATTTCTGAAATTGCACAAGGTTTAAGTTCTATTCTTAAGAAGAACCAAAAGCCAGTTATGCAATATGCTGAAAATATCGCTCTCGTAGCCGAAGTTCCTTTCGACAAAGAAAAAGTAAATCAGTGCCAGGGCTTTACGTATAATCCTCAAACAGAAAAATTTATCGTAGCTTGTATTAATGCTGATAGTTCTACACAAATCTTATATGAGTTAAATAAAGATTTTACTGTTGCTCGTAGTGTTGAGAATACGGGAGCCGATAAGCTCGGTCATTGTAATACTTTATTCTTCGACGGTAAGATTCGTGCTACAAATGGTGCTGCTAACGGTAATCGTATTTATACCGTAGGGGACGATTTAACTCCTGGCGAATACAAGGATTATACCGATAATTTTTATAACGTCGGTTATAATCCGGTAACAGGTCAGTACGTAAGTATTCTTCCCGGAGCTGATAATAGTACTCGTAAAATTCGTATTTATGCGAATAGCGATTTAACTGACGGTAAAGAATATATCGTTACCGTGAACGAGAAAAATAACGACTCTAACGGCGCTTTATTCATCGGCAATAAAATTATATTTAGCTTAATGAGACGTATCGTAGAAGTCGAAATTAGCGATAATACGGCTACTATTGTTCGTGAACTTGAGTTCGAACCGAAAGCCGAAATCGAAGACTTCGCGTTAGTCGACGGTGCTATTTATATGGCAGCTAATAGCCACGACTATATTCGTATCTATAAATACGATTTTGCAAGAAGTTACTTTAATAATATTAATAACGACTTTCTAAATAACGGTATCGTAGTCGGTAATCAAGTCGGTTATCACGGTCAATCTGTCGATAAAGCTACTAATTATGTTATGGCTAAAATTAATGCTAATAACAATTTAGAAGTCGGCGACAAACGTAACCTTACGACAATCTTGGGTAAAGAATTAAAACATTATAACGGTACTAATTCTTATACCGTACTTACGACTTACCATTACGATAAAGCAATTTATAATAAAACTAAGACCGATGAGTTATTCGTTAAGAAGACAGAGCTTCAATCTTTAACCGGCAATAAACGATCTCTTAACGTCGTTACAGAAGGCGTTGATAACACAGGTGCTACTGACGTAACGGCTAAGCTAAACGAAATCTTTACTAAAGCAAATGCCGAAGGATATACCGAAGTTCTCTTCCCTGACGGTACTTATAAGATTAGTGACAAAGTAAAAATCATTTGTCCTCAAGACCGTAGTAAAGAACTTGTTGTTAAATCTGAAACATTGCATGGTGCCGTTATTAATTGTGATCATGACGAATCTAATTCTAGTGTCGATACTGTCGGCTTTATTTTAAGTTGTACCGACAATAACAATGGCGACCATCATGATGTTTATAATACGACTATCAAAGACTTCTCCTTTAAAGTAGCACGAGAAGATATTAGTGGTAGCTATATTAAATTTATAAATGACGATAATAATCTCGATATGCGTCATTATAATCTTGTCTTAAAAAATATGAAGATGGCTAATGCTAAAGATGGTCAAGGTCAGAATATTGATTTGAGTCGTGAAATACATTATTCTACTATTGATAATATTATTTGCGATTACGGTCAATACGCTATACAAATAGAAGCTACAGATGGTATCGGTATTAAGATTAGTAACATTATTTCTAATAATTGTAACATGGGTGTTTCTTCCTATTCTTATGCCGATATCGATAATGTAACGATTCATTATGCTGACGATTTTGATTTAGCTAATGTATCGTCCATTATGCTTTATGCTAATAAGTTAAGTAATCTTAAATTGACTGGTCGCTGGAATCTATCGACTAATCTTCTCGATATTTTTGCTATAGCTTCTACTGAGTTAAATAATATTACTTTGGATATTACGCATTCGGGTGAGACTCAATATTTGCCAGACGGAGACTATCCGATTCCATTTATTAAGATTGAATCTAATAATAAAGATAAAGCTGAGATCAAAGTTAATAATTTAAAATTTCCTAACTTTGTTCAAAACTTCGCAGCACTTACTGATCGATATTTATTCTCTTGGATCGATTCTCCTATATTATCGATTGCTCCTAATGGCGTCGAAGAATTTGATAAATTAAAATTATTTACTAATTTAGGTTCTACCGATGAGTATGGAGCTAAAGGTTACGTAAATCGAAGATTCGAAGTTCGTGCCGAAGAAAATGCTAAGACAAGAATTTTCGTAGGCCGAGATCGTTCGATTCGTGATCCTAATAATAATAATTATAGAAAAAATCAGTTATTCCAAGAAGAAGGTTCTGCTATTTACTTTAATGCTAAGGGCGAACCGAAGGTGGACGTTAAAGATAATGACTATAGTCATTATGCAGCCGGTATTTCCGGTGACTTATATATCGAATCTGATCCTAAAGCAACCGGTCATTTAGGTTATGTATCGACATATAAATATACGACTGATACAGAATACGTCCATGATAAACCGACTTCCGTTATAAATCATGGTGACCGTACTGTAACGGTCGGATTCGACGTATACCCGGTATGGCAAAACGGTTCTCATGCTGGTAAACCAGTCGGAGTTGGAGCCGAATTAGGTGCGTTAGGTAAAGGTAATTTCCCTATTATAGAAGCAGATCCTACAGCTAAAACAATGAAGCTTCGCATTCCGGAAGTTTATAAAGCCGATGTTGTTAATGCTCCTAGCGACTTCAATATGGAAGTTTATTTTATACCTGGATCTAATCTTAATACGATGTCTAATATGACATACGAGACTATTCCGGTTATCCATTCTGGCCCGACAGAAAATCGTCCGACTGAACATTTAGTTGTCGGTCAACAGTATTTCGATACGACACTCGATATGCCGGTATTCTGGAACGGTACTAAATGGGTCGTTAATGCTGCCGATGTTAGCGACAGATTAAAAGATTATGTTCGCATCGACAAACTTATGGCAACCGATATGACACAAGCACCAGCGTTTGCTGGACAAATGATAATAGATAATAATACACTTTATATCGCAGAGTCGACAGAAGGCCCTGGATCTTGGCGTATAGTTTATTTGCAACCTAACGATCATTTATAATAAAGATATATCCCCGTACTTAGTGCGGGGATTTTTTCTGTAATATAGTAGTATATATTTTAAATCTACGAAAGGACATATTCATATGCCAGAAACTAATATATACGATTATGAGTTTAGCGTCCGCGAAAGCGAGCCTAAACGTGCCGAGATGCTTAATCGATTGAAAGACAGAGTACAGCATGTCGACAAAAAAGAAGTTATCTCGTCCGACGAGTATGTTGAAGGCGAATCGAACTTTAGTGAAGATAAAGCATTAAGTGCTTTTCTTTTATATAAGTTATTTCCGTCTAAAGCTAAACTATTAAAAGATCATTATACAAAAGATCAAGTCGATAATTTACTGGGCGATCTTATTGCTAAATATTATTTAAAAGATCAGATCGATTCGCTGTTAAATAATTTAAAAAATGAATTGAAGTCGTCTTTAGATGATGCCGGTAGTGGAGCACTTAAAAAACTTAATGACTTAAAAGGAGAGTTGTCCAAACACAGAGTGTTTGAAGAGCTCGATCATCCTGATGCTAGTGTCACGACTCGAAAATTACGAGATCATTCTGTTACGAAAGAAAAACTCTCCGGAAGTTTAACGACAGAATTAGATAATAAGTTAAATAAAAATGGCGACACTATCATTGGTCCTCTTAAGTTTGCTTATAATAATCCGATTCTTATGGAAACAGGCCCTGGCACCGGTAAATATCATCGTATCGGATCTGGTTCCACATTGGAAGAAATAGCGCAAGGTAAGGCTCATCTCGATTTAGGTGATTACGATGGCAATACTTACGAAACTAATTTATGTTGTGTTAATCGTCCAGGTTGGTATAATTCTACGACAAAAGAAGTTAAAAAATTTGCTCTTCAAGAAGAAATTGATGCTTTGAATAATAGAATAAATAATCTTCCTAGAAGTGGCAGTTCTGCTACATTCGCTAAGATTTCGGCTAATAAAATTTGGAGCGGTCGTGTTTATGCCCGTGGTATCCATGGCAGAAGTTTAAATAAAATTAAAGTGTGTGATTTGCCTTCAGATTGGGAACAGGTTATTATATATTCCACTGTTGAACAAAGCACTTTAAATGAAAATGTTAATACAAATTGTTTTGCTATTCTTGTAAAAGGACAAAAAACAGATGTTGTTGCAACAAAAGATTTTGCTAATATTCCTAAAATTTTTGTCATAGAAAATAATGTTTTGTATTTACGAGGTATTAGTCCTAACGGCGACGATATTAGTGTTTATAAGCTTTAATTTTAATCCTCTATATGATATAATAACAATATAAAATTATTATTCATATGGAGGATTTTTTATTATGAGTAAACAAGAAACCAAGGAATTATTACGTTTTATTAATTTTAAATATTCTGCTAAATGTTATTTTAAAATCGACACCTTTGCACTTATTGTCGATATGTGGTACAGATCGATAATGGATGATTTTCTATTAGATAATATACATTATCGCTATGATAAAAATATTTTTTATTTAACCGAGGAAGTTAATCATGGTTATAATTATTCTTATGGTCCATCGTTATTTGTTACCGACATTATAGAAAAGATTTTAGATAATAATAATTTAAAAGAAATTCTTAATCTTACTGAACAAATTCTTTTAATTAAAAAACCAGTAAACCAGGAGGAAGCTTATATTATTTTTAAAGAAGTAATCTATAAGCAATTAATTTAAGAATGGAGGAAAGTATGAAATATCCGCGAGCCGCTATGGTTCACAAATTTTTATTTATGATGCTAGTTCAACTATCTCCTTATACTCGAGGTACGCTTAGTTTTTTACCAATATCACACGAAGCCTTTCGTTTATTAATGGATATCGTAAGAGACGAACACAATATGCCATTATATAACGAAATGCGGTCATATGCTTTGGATTATCAAGGTATTATCGATAGAGAACATACTAATTATGATATTATAGGTAAACGAACTAAAGTGCTTATTATGATGCTTGTTAATTCGTTCTATATGTTTAATAGATGTGATGAACGATATTTTAATCTTTACAAGGATAAAATAAGAGGAGTACGAGATGTTAAATTCATTAAGTATACATAATATTGAGAATTTTAAGCTTGATATCATTTATTATATTGCCTCTATCGTGTATAAGACATGGTGGACTTTAGAACATTATAAACCAAAATATTATGAAGTAGCCGATATTTATAATATATCGGTGCTTGTGCTTGCCGATTTTAAGCATAGCGATTATTTAAAACTCGGATCGATAAGTTATAATTCTGTTTATTATTATATTATAGATTGTACTAATAAAAAGATGCTTGAGCGTAGCGAAAAAAAATTAATCGAGCTTAGTATTTTATATTATAGTAAGTATCGCAATATAGAAAACAATGATACGATAATTAAAAAAATGAGGTTAGATAATGGATTATTACGAAACTAGAGCATCTTTAATATTTTATTTGTACGAAATGGTCGATGAAGATTCTTGGCGATTTAATAATAGTTTAAATAAATTTCGTGTAGTGTCTTATTTATATAGAACGTTAGTCGATGTGCTAGCAGAATTCGTTAATGTGCGCTATGGTAATCTTAGCGATGCAAATGAAGAAGACGTAAGAGAAGTTATTACCGATAGCGCCTACTGCTCCTTGTCAAAATTCAAAGACGAAAAAGCACTTCATTATATAAAAATTACGTATCTATTATATAATAATATTCGCGATCTGCCATGGAACTTATCCGATAAAATTTGTAAAACAATACGAGAAGGAAAATATGAATGCCAAAAATAGAACGATAGCCGTACTTAAATATATAAATTCTATAGAATCAGCTAAATCTCGGTATACAAATAAAACTTCTGAAAATATAGTCTGTACTATTTATTATTTATATAAAGATATAATAAGAGAATTATCGCCGGGTCATCACGTATTAAAAAATGTTAGTGCTATTAGAACTCGTGTTTTAATGCAACAAGACACAAAAAATGTTTTACCAGAAAAATATCGTAAGTTGATTACGTTAATTTCTTTTTATTATCGTCCAGGGTCCTTTTTTCCTCTTGTCGAAATGATAATAGAACGAAGTAAAAATTTGTTTGGAGGAAAGTTATAGATGGATAGACAAAAGGGACTTGTCGAATATATATATAAACTTATTAATTCTAATTTTCGATATAGAAAATATAAGATACACGATAAGAGTTTCGTCGTACATTTCATTTATAATTTATTTTATTCTATGTTTAAAGCATCTTATCCGAGAGATAGAATACAACCGATTGCGTCGAAATTTCATTTTAATCTTGTTATGACTCACAAAGCAAAAAATATATATTATCCGTCTAAAAAAGAAAAGAAAATAATAAATATTGCATTATTTAATTATAACGCAACTGAATATAATAATTCTAAGTTAAAAGATCTTGTCGATCTGGCTCAGCATTATATGGAGAAATTTAAATAATGAGTATTACTAAATATCTTAACGAAGAGGAATACGATATACACTGCGCTAAATTAAAAGAAGATATGATTCTTTATATAAATCAGTTTCTTCATTCAAATCATTGGAGGATGAATTATCCATCAGATCGTTACGTTATGATAGCTGATATATATAATATAGCACATCGTTTATTATACGATTTTAAAGATAGTTGGCACGATCATTTATCTGATACGAACTTTGTCGAAGTTAGTGAATATGCTAAATATTTTAAATTTAAAATACCGTTAGCCGACGATGTTAAAGTTTTCATTCAGGTCGTTATATTATATTATTTTAAATACTTCGAAAATTCTAATTTTATAATTATATATAATAAAATACTTGATGGCATGTGTGAATTTTATGATACGAGCGTAGCGAAACGAAGGTGAGATTTAAATAATGACAGTAATGAACGGAGCTCGAGAAATTAAGATAGTATTACTCATACGCAAGTTAATTAAAGAACATAAAAAATATATTAATTACCGCGTTCAGGACGAAGGATTTCTCGTTTTCATGATATTCAATTATTATTATGTAATTATGAAAAGATTGCATCCTAAAGCGCAAGTGTGGCAATTAAGAAATTTATGGAGCGTAAATTTACTTATGAAATACGATAAAATGAGTTATCGATTAAGTAAAGAGGATAAACGATGTATTCTTATAGCTTTTTATTTGTTTAACAAAGTCGAACATAGTAAAATATTAGTCGATCATGTTATCGCTGATATATTTAAATTAAAGAACCATTACTAACCCGTAGGAAGCTACGGGTTTTCTTTTATCTTGTTATATCGTACATATGTTCGCCATATAAGGGAAATTTTTTGTGTGTATATTTTTGAGCTTGCATTTTAGAGCGAAGCGTTTTTTTATTTTTTCTTTTCTCATTTTTGTTTTGTAATTGATAATTCCTATATGGGGCGAAAATTTGAAAATTTTTCAGACGGGGTAAGTGTTTTATATATAATCGGTCTCGGAGCTAAAGTTCGCCCCCCCTGCTTTGATTCAGGGTGTTATTTGATGGAGAGCTGGGCCTTGAGACCGTGCAGACACATATGTCGATGTCTGTCTTTTAATTATTAGTCTTGGGAAGACATTAAAAGCATCCAAGGAGGAAACAATGAAAAAGACATTAACAGTAGCAATGGTAACAGTAGCAACAGCAGTAATGGTATGGTTTGCAACACCACAATCTCCAGATCACTACGAATTACACGTAGTATCTTATGGAGAGACAATGGAAGGTATTGTAAAAGATGCTAATCAAAACTCTGATGTTAGTTATGACATCAGAGAAGCTGTTGCAGAAGCAGTAGCTCAAAGCAAGAAGATGGAAGGAGGTGCAACTTCTCGTCAACTACAAGTAGGCGATAAGGTTGCAGTACCAATCTATCGCTAAATAATATAGTCCAGCTGTATGACTATAAACTATAGCAACGTTGTTCTGTTCGTTTAGATAAAGGAGGTGAAGTAAATGAACAGAGATCGTATTGTTGCGAAAGCTATTCTTGATGCTCAAGTAGCATCAGATGGCGGAAAAGGTATTCGTGAGATCATGCATATGAACAAGAGTGCATGGTATCAAGGATACGACATGAAAGACAACTATATTGAGAAGGCGCTGAACTTGATTGTTTCTGATCGGAACAGTTCCTTCCGATATAGAGTTGTCGATGCAGGCGAAAATCTGCTCGTTTACTTCACATGCAGAGTGAACGGGCAGAAGCTTCAAGTGTCGTTCCATACTTACGGTTTCTGTAAGTTTAAACGATACTTGAAGAAAAATGATACCTATCGTTTAGTATGGGATCACGAATCTTCTCGTGATTCTGCCATGACGATATGGCATCATTTTAAATAATATAGCATACATATATAAGGAGGTGATGCTATTATGGATGCATGTAAAAGCTGGTATCTTATAACTACTTAGGAAAGACCTGCCTAGCTATTAATAGTGAAAGATGGCTTTAATATGGCGGAGGTGGATGCAGAGAAGGACTCTGCCCCTATGATGTCATATTCTGGCTCAAAGATATCCAATATGGAAATACCTATCTATTGAGCGACAAGGTGCAGCAGCGGTATTGCTATACGGAGATATAGCAAACTCCTGGACAAATTAAAAGCTGCTATTAGGAGGTGAACATTATGAAAGATGTTTAAGCGTCGTGAGTTAGGACGCTATATAAATACTAACTCATTCTTTATATAAGAGCTATATTGACGATATAGCTTTTATATAAGGGATATATTATGCCCTTTATTTTTATTTATTTTTTCATGATGAGGAGGAAATATCATGACACAAGTTATTTTTATCGAAAAATTGGTTAACGGTTCTTATTCTAAAAAGGTTACGACTAGCAGCAGAACAGTAGAAAAATTCTGTTTGGATGCTTGCGAATATTACGCAAGTGTTGGCATCGAAACAGAAGTAAGGGTTTCTACAGAAGACTCACGTTTTATAGGTGTCTTCTCGGTAAAAAAAGACAAATTAATGGCTGTAGCTGGTCCAGAAAAGAACGAATTTTTCTGGCGCAAACATACGCTAATTAAAAAGAATGTTGAGGAAGCTAATGGAGTTCCTCAAAAACCGGCGAAACAAAAGCATTTATTTTATGCCATTATAAGTAAAGAATTCACAGGATACGTTCGCCTATGGGCAACCTGTGAAAAACTTGTTAAAGGTAAAAAAGGAGGCGTAAAATACAAAGGCTTCAGCAGTCTTGAAGCAGCATCCGTATGGATGAAAGAAAATGGAGCACCAGATGCTTCCTACCAACGATACAAAACGTTGGAAGATATTAAATAATAGTTTATTTTGTCCGAAATGACGTTAAACTATTTTGTTTTGTTTTTCATAGAGGAGGAATAAAAATGAAAAACTTGTTAAATGTATTAAACGCTGTTATTGAAAGCAAGAGAGAACAAGAGTACAATTCTAAAATTGCTCAGTGTCGTAGAGGCATGTTGAAGTCAAGAGACTTTAAGAAATATTCCTTTATGGCGTTTGATGGGATGGATATCGCTAAAAGCGATTCGCTCCACAATATTAACAGCATAGAGGGTAAGGTCTCTGTGCCAATTCCAACGTATAAATTTTACGTTGATAAGAAAGACAATATCTATGCTAACATAGAGTTGTCTCGAGTATCCGTAGTTGGTATGTTCGTAGAAGAGCATGTTAAGACTATGTCTGTTAAAACAGGCAAGATATCCCTGAAAGCAGAGGTCGAATGGGACGCTGAACAAACATCCTTAGTCGACACTCTGCCAGGTGTATTCGCCATAGATGTTGGTGATGTTATTCAGTCAAAAGGAGGCGTGTATGCTGAAGAAGCGCTTAGTCGCATTCAAGCATACAAAGAATTTATGCCTGAAATAGGCTGTAAGTTCGTCAACACGTCATCAAGTTCTGCAAGACAAGGAAAGTCAAACTGGGCTTCCATGCCGTATGCAGATACGTATCTCGAAAGATGCTTTCAAATTGTTGGCGGTATTGATGAAGAGGGTATTGACTTGACACCAGGTAAGGCTCAAAAACTTGCAACAAGAGCCGGCCACAGTCAAGTTGATGGCAAACGCTTACATGTTGATTTAGACGAATATTGCTTTGTCGTAAAAAGAGCTTTCGACAAGCAGGATTCATTTGATGGAATGGTATGGCATAACCATGATTGGTTTTGCCGCGAATACGGCTTACCATCCCAAGAAGTAAACAGTTACCATCAAGGGCGGTTAATGAACTGCTCTAAGGATGGTAGCTATCCTGTAAGTGAAGAAACTCTTACAGAAGAGAAAGAGTTTATTCGCATGATCGAAAACATTAAGTACTGCGATGAACCAATGGAAATTAATACAGCTGAAAAACAATACACAGCCTGGATCGTAGGCAATCCAGATGGAAAATGTGTTTCTATTTTAGACTTAAACGCGTGGAAAATTTCTCCACGTATTAAATTAAACGATGATGCGAAAGTCCTCATCGTTATGAAGTTTAATCATACGACACGAGCTCGTATTGGCGCTCAAGGTGGCCAGTACGCTGCTCTTGACGAGGTGAAACGCAATTTAAATTTGTAGGAGGAGCAAATGAAGAAAGAGGTAAAATTTAAGGTAAAAGCTGCATTTGAAAATGCTATTCAAAACGCAGTGATTAATACAATCCATGAAAGCTTTGAAGGAAGCTTTGATGGAGCTATTCAAGATAAGTTATTATTTGTGAACAACAACAGATTGTTCACGGATAAAAAGGTGGCATATCAAAAAATTAACAGTGCTGCCAAAAATGTGACAAAGAAAACAAGAGACTTAAAAGGGTCTCTTGCAAAAGAATCACGCTTATTAGTTGGTGTTGTTGATCCTTTCCGCGAGTACATCGATGGCGGTGTTCTTGAAGAAGGACAAGCAGTCATCCATAACAATCTTTACAAGAAAATGAAGAAGTATGCGAATGAAGATGGTACCATCGATTTCGCTGCTCTTCGCTCTCCAACATGTGGAGAGTTTTATAAAGGCAAATTGTTATCCGTCAACATGATGATTAATAATCTTATCGAAAAGAAAGATAAAATCATCAGCAAAATGATCGATGAGTTAAAAGAAAAACTTACTGAAAATGGTAAAGAACTTTCTGATGAACAAATTGCTCATATCTGTGAGCGTAGATTCTTCCACTGCATTGAAAAGTTGACAATGTTGGACGTGAACTGTGTAATGGTAACAGGATCTGAATATTTCAAATCTTGTACCGGCGGTTCAGATTTTGATACAGATAAGTTCTGTATCTTCGTTGGTCCAGATCTTATCTTCTTTGAGAATCGCAAGAACTTCTCAGTTGCTATCCCAGCTGAGATGGGTGAAGGGGAACTCATCAGCTTTAAAGGTCGTCATGATATGTTGAATAAAACATTCCACATGTTGTTGAAATTAACGACTACAACAGTAGATGAGCAAATGATGTTGCAATCTAGAATTGTAGCATTTATTAGCTCTATCTTGGAACAAAAAGATGAGTCTTTGTCGGCGATGGATAAGGTTAGAAAAAATCTTGAAGGAATTCAAGAAGATCATACTAATAAAGAATATGTTCGTTTGTTCTCTGACGACGAGGATATTGCTGAAGGCGTTCTAAGCAATGCATTCTTCAAGCAAATGTTCAAAGCTTTCGTTGATTCTGATCGTAGCAACGAAAGTATTCTTAACTATCTTCTTGACTGCGTACATATTGGCGCAGCAGTTGGTGGTATGACTATCGATATGGCTAAAACAGCGCTCGACTTATTCAGTCCGTTTATTGGATTTATGGATGGTATTTCTCAAAAAAGAAGATCCAATCCAAGCTTGGTTTCCTTCATTAAAAATGAAGGTTTATTTGTTTTCGCTACCGAAAGCGAAGAAAGAGAGTATAAAGATGAAAAGCGTAAACAACAAAAACAATGAAGAAAAAATTGTTATTCGTGATGCAATGGATGACGTTATGGATAACGTTATGCAAGCATCCTGTGAGTATTTGAAAGAATATATCACAGAGCTAGGATTATCTTATGATAGTCCGTTTGACGAGGAAATTAAAAAATCTAAGTCTGTTATCGATGTCATCAACATGACGTTAACAGACTGCAAAAATGCAGATTCTGTGCTCGATGACTCTTATAAGGCAGAGTCTCCATTCTCTGCAGTATTGCCATACGCACAAAATATGTTGCGTATGCTATACGCAGAAGATTCTGCTACTGCATATAAAATTTCTAAACAAAATGGGTTAAACTACGCAGAAGTAGTGTTCCCATATGATGCATTGTTCGAAGAGGTGTCTCGTCACGAAGCTCCTGAAACTCTTGTAAAGTTTCATGAAGTTTGTGGTCGTGTAAATGGCTGGAGAGCCTTCTTTAGTTATGGATCCTTCGTCGACGGAGAATATGTTCGCGGTGACGTTATTAACTTTGTTGATGGTGTGTCCGAAGACGAAAGTCTTTATACACATAAGAGTGTTAACGGTGAATATGAATTGTTCATTAAGAACGGTATCGTATTTATTGTGCAGCACATCATGGACACAGAAGAATGTCCTGGTGAAATGAATACAAAATTTTTCTTGCGCTCTGGAAGCAGTTATGATTTTACAAAAATCATTAACAAATTCCAGAAGTTAGAGCAAGAAGGGATTGAAGTTAAGGATAAACTTGAGTTCCTTCTTGGTTCTGAAGCAAGAAGAAGAGGTGCTATTAACATTAAAGGTGAACTAGTTTCTGGCGATGGCATTTATGCTGTAAGCCGTAAAGGTAAATTTGCTGGTAAAACAGTTAAAATTTGTGACGTAGACGAAGTCACATCTGACAGTGTAAAAGACAATAAAGATGCTAGCGGATACAGAAAATTATTCACTGGCAAAATTGTGGTGGACAAAGTGTTGTTCACTACGATCAAAAGTGGTGGATCCGATATCAATAGCTCTGTGCTATTATGCCGTAAAGCTTAGGATCCCCCTCCGGGGCCCGTTAGGGATTAAGGCAAAGAATATCCAACATTTTCTCCTTAGTCCCTAACGGTTGTCTTTCTTTATTTTTTTATCCAGTGCGGAGTTTGCTATCTAAGGATAGTAGGCCTCCGGCCCGAAATTATTAATGAGGGAAATTCTCTCTTATATTATTTAATATTTAAGTGCGACCGAACACTATAATCCGGCAGAGGAGATTATCATGATTTGGAACGCTCATTTAGCATTATGTGCAAAAGACAAATACCGTAATCTAGCAGAAGAAATGATGGCAAACAAGACTTATACTTGGGAAGCCACTGCAAAATTTGGGAAAGATTTTAATACTCTCCCATTTACGAATGAAGGTATGCGTCGTGTTCACGGTATAGCATATGTGAACAAAGAACGTTATATGTTCTTTGAATATGCTCAAAAACCTGTAGCTGTAAAAGTAGAAGAAACAGATGATTGTTTCATTTGTCATTTTTACAGTCAAAAAAGAAGTGTGTTAACTGGAGAATTTAATCCATTAACACAAATTAGAACAGACTGCATTATTGGCTAATAATTTATTAAGCTTTAGTTATGGATTATTATATCTGTAACTAAAGCTTAATTTTTTTAAATAAAGTCCGGTGGCAGTCGCCCGCTACTATTCTATCAGAATAGACTGTGTATACTATTTAGTATGCATAACGTTATGCGGGACCATATTCGACTCCTGG